CCCCCAGGTAGTTAAAGTCCTACCAGGCGCTAATCAAGTTGATTAGCTCCGGGCTTTCCAGGCCCGGTCCTCCAACAGAGCCTTTAAACGGGCTCTGCACCGTCGGGTGGTGACTCCAATTTGGAGCCACTCCCCACTTTGTCACATAATGGACCTTATCAGACCTGATAAGGATTTTCCCATTAGTGATGTCCCCTCTGAGGAACGCCAAATAAAGACCAGCAGCATTATAGCTGCGGGGCTTCATACGGCGCGGAACATGGATTTTCTCAGCCTCTACTCGCATCCCGACCTGTCTCGGAACGAATCGCTTGTATAACAAGCTTCCGTTACGATCAACACGAAGGTTATGCTTGTAAAGGTAGAGAAGCCTTTCTGGCATCCATATTCCACAATCTACGTTTTCCCAAGGAGGTACCACAATACGTGGAACACTTCGAAGGAGACGACGAACAGTCAAGGGAACAGGAATTCCCTGCCAACTTGACCATTTGTTGAGTAGATTTATCAGAGTGAACAAGTCTTGCGGAGAACGGAGCGTTTTACAAAAAACACCCCGGATGTCACTACCTTTAAAGTAGTCACGACCACAAGACTCCCTAAAAGACCCTTCAAAGAAGGTCTTATCGCGGTTCACTTCAAAACCAGTCAGCTTAAGGAGACGCATCACTTTACTCAGCGATCGCTGAGAACAAATGATATCATCTCCGAACACCGACCAGTTAGGAAGTCGCTTAGTGAATAGATTATGAAGATCATGTGGAAGATCCACTCGAGTCTTCTCATCTACCTCATAAGCTGCCGCGACGATGCAGCTAAACAATGCAGTCTGCAACGGGAATGTAAAACCATTCCCCATCGTAGAAAGCATGTTAAGCTCTACCCGAGCGCCATTGAACTCAGAACATGGAGAACGGAGAATCTCTAACCACTGAGTAAAACTCGGTGGAAAGAGAGTCCGTACCATATTAAGAGACATGGAATCAGAAGCTGATGAAAGGTCAATCGTGACCAGATCACCAGAGACTGACCCCAGGCGCGCGAGCTCTCTATTAACGTCAGGTTGATAATCAAGCGAGATGCCGAAGAAATTCTTCAGCCTCTTCTCAATTATCTTCCCTAGCCCAAGCTGAAAAAACATATTCAGCGTAGGCTCGACGCAAATAGAGCGCGAAGTAGTTGCATCTTTAGGAACAAAGTACAGACGGTTACCTTCCACTATAGACGCTTCCCCCAAGGTTCTAGACCGAGTTTCCTCGGCTTCGGACCATAAAGGGAATAGCTGAATATAGTTCGCATATGCGCGACGGAGACCAACCGAAGTAGTAGACAACTTAGAGTCAAACAACTTTGTGTAAAAGTCAGTAGACTCTGAGCCTACAGATGAACCAGGTCCACAGCGTCCTTCGTCAAGAATTGACGAGAAGCTGTGAACTAGGGGCATCTGCTGTCGCCTTTCACCATTTACGGTGGAAGGAACGTGAAAGAAATTCCACAAATACTTTTTAAGGGTATTTATAAGAATTTCATCACGAAGGTCCTCTACTTTCAGCTGCCAAGTTTTGCACCGTTCATTAACGGATACAAACTTATCGTAGGCAACCTTATTGCAAAGTTCCTCGTTAGCATCGTCCGCGAATTTCTTCACGAACGACTTAGCAAGGGCTTTGCGAGCTGCACACGACGACGAATCCCAGGGAAAGATTGTTAAGTCTTCCCCCCAGGATAAGCCGAGGTCTCGGAGAAGGTCCAAGTAAAGAGCATGAGAGCTTATAGGTCTCATCTTGCCTCCCAGGTGGCCTGTTTTAACTGTACCTCACGGTACGGTCGGACTCATCGCCGGTCATTCACCGGCGCGTTCTCTTCTTGCCGATTCTACTCATGAGATTAGGAACAATGTTCCCAATCGCAGAAAGTATCATCATTAAGATTTGAACCCATTTGGAGATACGAGTTATTGAACTGCTGTCCATAACAATCTCACTTTTTTACAGTGGGAAAAGTTAAAGAACACCAGAAATAACGGTATCACCAAAGCCCGCGGACTGCTGTGACAGCGATCCGAAGTGCATGGAGAGTCCCGCACGAACGTTCGGCGCATCAGCTGTATCCGACCCTGCTGGCACTTCCGCAATGGTAGTGATCAACATGGTCTGGAACGGCTGACCGGCGAGAGGTGTTACACCCTTACGGGTTACACACTTATACACGTTCCGCGACACACTAGCAATAACACCAGTCACAGGATTGGGGTTCCCAAGGACTTTAAGGACCTTGGGTCTCCAAAATGTGGTGGTGAAAGGGCTAGCGACCGATGAGGCGGTCACACCAGTCTGCGTACCGCCTAAAGCGGTAACAGCATACTGGCGACCGTTCACATCGGGGGCCACGTCCGCAACATGCGTATACGTGGGAGACGTAAGGCCCGTTTGGGCCAACCCCGTAACCGGGGACGTCAGGGCAATTGACATTTGTACCTCTAACAATGAGGGAGATTACTGAAAAAGCTGGCGCCTAGTTCTATTTCTCGCTCCAAGCAAAGCGGTCATATTGATCCACTTTGACCCAAACCCCGGCATTTCTAGTGTAATACTAGGTAACATCGGTGCTTGGGCGGAACGATTAATAGCCATAGTGCTAGCCCGTAGGTAGCTCGAGCTCACATATCTGCTTATGTCCTTCAAATATCCGCCAATCCCGGGTACGTAAGCCTTGTCAATATACGCCTCGTTGAGCGTTAGCTCAGCATGGCGTTTTACTGATTTGGCAACCCAGGCTATGTCGGATTTCCGTACAGACCAAGCGTCGAGAATGTCACCAATATTGGTGAAATAATCGGCAAGGAAGGAATACGGAATGAGCTCCCAAGCAGTTGGTATAATCTCTCTCCAGTTGGTACCGAAGAGAGTCATATCAGCCTGCACAGGGTTCTCACATACGCTTCGGACTTGACCATAATACCGCACACTAACTTTTCGTTTTGTGAGCGATCGGTGATGCAAACGCATGTACAGATCTGTTCTAGTGCTAATACCGGCGAAAGAAGATGTTTCAACCTCACCTTTTCCAGAAATACGGGTATAGTTACCCATAAATCGGTTCAGGCGACGGTTGAGAGCTTCTCCGGCGGACTTAACATCTGAGATCAGAGGCTGCCATCCGAATGCATGTTCCAGCCAAGTCTCCGAGACAATTCGACCGAAGGAGGATTTCTTTGCTCTACGGGAACGTTTCTGTACGTTCCTAAGGTAGTCATCGAGTCCTCTCCGGAGTCCTTGTCCCGGCCTCCTTAACATGTGTAAAGTCTCTCGAAGTTCGCCAGTAAAGGTTAGACCGCGAAAAGCGGTTTGAGCTTCTTTGGCGCGCTTCCAGAACTTTGCTAGAGCCATGTTGTCGGCTTCAGCTGAAATGGCAGGTAAAGTCGGAAAGCCAGACCACCAAATCTGGCCATCTTCCCGAGAATACCTCTCTGTAGGTCCCTGTACTTCGTTCCTAAGCCAACGAACTTCTGCGACACCGAAACCACCAGTGAAACTATGATTCAAGATTACTCTTGAAGTAGTTGCACTTTCGTGTTTTCGTACTTGACTCCTCCAGTGCGGATTTGAAGCCGACGTTTTGGAGTCAGTGGCGTCAACAGAAGTACCGTTGACATAGTAGCCCGTCGCCTGTCCTGGATAGTTGGTACTAACCAGGTAGCGAGGTCTTAGACGTTGAACAGAGGTTCTAGTGATAGTATTCATTAATACTCGCCATTAGAGCCGTCGTGACTAAACGTCAAGGGTTGTGATACTTCCCCTGAGACCAGTAGTTCTCCTAAGGTTTTACCCAAAGGATTATACTGTTCGCAGAGCGTATGTAATGCAACAAGCCCATCGTGGAAGCGCCTTGGATTTGAAATATTCCAGGGGACGGAGAACATATGATCCTCAGTACGAGTTATGATAGAATACCGTTCGAACGATGAAGATTTCTCTTCATCGACTACTAGGTAGACAATCAGCCCGTAAGGAGAACATACACGCTCCGCCAGCCTATAACGGCTCACATACACGGCGGGAACCTGGTCTTCATCAATGATGACAGAGTCATCGGAGATGACCCCAGATTCTTCATGTTGCATCGTCGATTTCCTTTAAGAAAAAGATGTTAACATACGTTGAAATATGACAACCCCCCGGCGCGCAACCTAGACATAGAAGGACCCCCCTGACATAGTATGCCAGGAACCGACCAAGGTAGAACATACCAGAGGTCAAAGGGGTCCCAATGTGAATAGGTTGCGCTGTGCTGCCCGCCCTACCAGGATCTCAGAGGGACTAAATCCCGAACAGAGACTGAGTAGTAAGACAGCACTAGAGAGAGAGGCCAGACAGGCTTCTCGACCTGACACGTAAGTGTCAAACCTCCTAAACCAGTATTACTACTGGCAAGGACCTACTAACGTCGATGTTATCAAAAACATCACAACGTTAGCAGAGAGAGACCGAAAG